AAGGTTTACACTGAATATGGAAAACTTATTGTCGAAGGATCCAAAGAAACTAAAGATACAGGATCCGAGTATGTCCATCAGGGACTGGCTCAAAGAAGTTTCACAAGAGAATGGGCACTTTCAGACGATGTTGAAGTCAGAGAGGTTCAATTCAAGGATGGACTTCTTACCGTTAAGTTGGGTAAAGTAGTACCAGAACATCATGCAAGAAAAAATTATCTTTAATGATTAAAGGATACGATTTATTTGGAGATCATGGGCGAAACTTGCCCACTCCTCACGGTAGTGGTAAAGAACCTATGTATGGAAGCATGGGTAAATCATGTAGACCAGATCCAAATCGTAAAAGAGAATATCCTCATTTGTATGCTGTCTTCTGTCTTGATTCACATAACACCAGTTACTTTTATATAAGAGAGAATGGCACATACTATTGGTTACATTGTCGTAAGAATAAAGATGATGTTGAGGTAGATGCAGAGAACATACAAATAGATCTATTTGGTGAACCTGTTTTATCTAATGAGTTTATATTAAAGGAAATTCTATAGGGATCTTGACGATCCCTTTTTTTAATGATATAATAAAATTATTATTATGAAACTATGTTAAGAAAACTCTCAAATATTCAAAAAGATAAACTCTTACATTTTTTCTGGGGAGCTATTCTTTCTTTTATCCTTATGCTTTCTTTTGGAATAGTTGGAATGTTTATTGCTCTTATTATTCCAGCGGTTAAAGAATTATATTATGATAAGTATCTGGGGAAAGGTAATTGTGAGTGGGCAGATTATGTTTATTCAATTGTCCCAACAATAATGTTAGCAATTATGAAATATTATTAAAATGTCTGTTAAGTTACTACTACTAAAATCTGGAGAACAGATTCTTGCTGATGTAAAAGAACTTCGTCGTAAAGATGATGTTCCTACGGTTGATAAAGTGTATGGTTATCTCCTTACACTACCACATAAAGTGTCAGCAAATAAACCACTTGTATTAACTGAAAATGTAGATGAAGAAAGGAATATTGAGATCACACTTGCCCCTTGGATACTTTTAACTGAGGATAAAGTGATGACGATTCCAAAAGAATGGGTTATAACTATAGTAAATCCAATAGACTCTATTGCAAAAATGTATCAGGAGAAGATAGATGGTTAATCCAATTAAATGCTTATTGTTAGATGTAGATAATGTTATTATAAGTGAAGTTGAAGAAGTAGGGGCAGATATAGGTGAACCTGATTGTAAATTAATTAAACCATATTTGTTTGAAAGTATTGATAATATGATACCTTGGCCAAAGGCAACAGATCAGACAGAACTTATGATAAGATCAGACAGTATCCTTACGATTGCAGACCCTACAAAGGAAGTTATTGCTAAGTATCTTGAGTTGACTAAGTAATGAGATTTTATACCAACGTTCAGATGGTTGGAGATAATTTCTTAGTTCGTGGTTATGAAGATGGTAAACATTTCATGACTCGTGAGAAGTTTTATCCAACCCTTTTTGTTCCTTCTAAAAGAAAAACAAAATATAAAACATTAGAGGGTGAGTATGTTGAGGCGATAGATCCTGGTACAGTGAGAGAGTGTCGTGAATTTTATAGGAAGTATGATGAGGTAGAGAATTTTAAGATATATGGTAATGATAGGTATATCTATCAATATATTTCTGAGAAGTATCCAGAGGAAGAAATACAGTTTGATGTTAGTAAGATAAAGATTACTACTTTAGATATTGAGGTTAAGTCTGAGAATGGTTTTCCTGACGTAGAATCTGCCTCTCAGGAGATATTACTTATCTCAATACAGGATTATAATACAAAACAGATACGCACATGGGGACAAGGTAGTTTTAATAATAAACAAGAAAATGTTATTTACAAGGGATTCAATAGTGAATATGAATTACTATGTGACTTTATAAACTGGTGGATGGTGGAAGATAATACACCAGAAGTTATTACTGGGTGGAACATACAACTATATGATATTCCATACCTAACTCGTAGACTTGATCGTGTTGTTGGTGAAAAACTAAAGAAAAGATTTTCACCTTGGGGATTGGTTACTGAAGATGAGATTTGGATTGCTGGTCGAAAGCATATAACATATGATGTTGGTGGTATAACTCAACTTGATTATCTTAATTTGTATAAGAAGTTTACTTATAAAGCACAAGAGTCATATCGTTTGGATCATATTGCAAATGTAGAACTTGGACAAAAGAAATTAGATCACTCTGAATTTAATACATTTAAAGACTTCTATACTCAAGGATGGCAGAAGTTTGTAGAATACAATATCATTGACGTTGAACTTGTTGACCGTCTGGAAGACAGGATGAAACTGATTGAATTAGCAATAGTTATGGCTTATGATGCTAAGGCAAATTATGCTGATGTATTTTCGCAGGTTCGTATGTGGGATACTATTATTTACAATTATCTTAAGGAAAGAAATATAGTAATACCTCCTAAAGAAAGATCTGATAAGTCTGAAAAATATGCAGGTGCATACGTCAAAGAACCGATACCTGGAAAGTATGATTGGGTGGTGTCTTTTGATCTCAACAGTCTGTATCCTCATCTTATTATGCAATATAATATTTCCCCAGAAACTCTTGTCGATGCAAGACATCCAACAGTCACAGTTGATAGAATTTTATCTGAAGATGAGACGATAGATAGTGAGTATGCGGTGTGTGCAAATGGTGCACAATATCGTAAAGATGTGAGAGGTTTCTTACCAGAGTTGATGGAAAAGATTTATAAAGATCGAACCATATACAAAAAGAAAATGTTGGAGGCAAAGCAGCAGTATGAAAAAACAAAAACCAAAAAGTTGGAGAAGGAGATCGCAAGGTGCAATAATATCCAAATGGCACGGAAGATCCAACTTAACTCTGCTTATGGTGCTATTGGTAATCAATATTTTCGCTATTACAAACTTGCAAACGCAGAAGCCATCACACTATCTGGACAAGTCTCAATCCGTTGGATTGAAGACCGAATGAACGCACACATTAACAAAATATTAAAAACGGAGGATGTTGATTATGTTATTGCTAGTGATACTGACAGTATCTATCTCAATTTGGGTGACCTGGTCGATAGGGTATACGAGGGCAGAGAAAAGACTCCTGAGAGCATTGTGTCGTTCCTTAATAAGGTCTGTGAGGTGGAATTTGAAAAATATATTGAGAGTTCTTACAAAACGTTGGCGAAATATGTAAACGCCTATGATAATAAGATGGTCATGAAGCGTGAGAACATTGCAGATCGTGGAATATGGACAGCAAAGAAGAGATATATATTAAACGTGTGGGATAGTGAAGGGGTTAGATACGAGGAACCAAAACTAAAAATGATGGGAATCGAAGCAGTTAAATCTTCGACTCCAGCACCTTGTCGTCAAATGATTAAGGATGCTTTAAAACTTATGATGAATGGAACTGAAGAAGATGTAATTGACTTTATTGATAAGTCAAGAAAAGAATTTAAGTCTTTACCTCCAGAGGATATATCTTTTCCAAGAACCGTTTCTAATGTTAAAAAATATCATGCTAATTCAACCATATATGCAAAAGGAACTCCGATTCATGCTCGTGGTGCTTTATTATTCAATCATTATGTAAAGAAAAAGAAACTGACTAATAAGTATTCTTTGATTGAAAATGGTGAGAAGATTAAATTTTGTTATTTAAAAAAACCCAACATCATACAGGAGAATGTTATATCATTCATCCAAGACTTTCCAAAAGAACTTGATCTTGTTAAATATGTAGATTATGATCTACAGTTTGAAAAAAGTTTTGTAGAACCACTCAAAGCTATTCTTGATGCAATTGGTTGGAATGTTGAAAAAACCGTAAACTTAGAACTATTTTTTACCTAATGGATTTGCCTATCAACGATAAAGAACTTTCTACCATCGTCAGTTCACTGACTATGGGTGGAGATACTGCACTATATGAAAAATTAAAATTAGTTAGAGATGTTAGGGATGCTAATCCTGATGGTCCTTATAAAAAAATACTTCGTGATACTTACGGTATGGTAATATAATATATGAGTCATTTGAATGTTTTTGATGATAAAGTTCCTTTTATAGTAAGAGATAGTTTATGGAATTATTGTATTAATTCAACTTATAGACTTGGATGGCAGGATACTGATGCTCCAGAAAAATATGATTTGAATATTCATAGTCATTGGACAAATGAAGAATTAGAATCAACAAAAATATTACCACACATTCAAAACTGTATAAGTCAAACTGATTGGTTTACAAAGAAAAATATTGCTAAAATAGTTTGTAATCTGGTTAGACCTGATGATGTGCACTATATACACATACATCAAGGACAGCAAGCTTGTTTATATTATGTGAATTTAGATTGGAGAGATGGGTGGCATGGTGAAACATTGTTCTATGATCCTAAAAATTTAAAAGAGATAGTGTATACATCTTTGTATATACCTGGTAGAATTATTTTATTTGATGGGTCTATACCTCATGCTATTAGACCACAATCTGTAAAGGCACCAAAGTTTAGATTTACGTTAAGTTTGTTTTTTGATTGATTTGGTGCTATACTATAAGAAAGTAAAATTGATATGGATTTTTTAAAAGAGATAGTAAAAGAGATAGGAGATGAATATACGCAGATTGCGTCAGATATTGATGAAACTGAAAGATTCATTGACACAGGATCCTACATTTTTAATGGACTCATTAGTGGGTCTATTTTTGGCGGGGTTAGCAGCAATCGTATTACTGCCATTGCTGGTGAGTCGAGCACTGGTAAAACTTATTTCTCGCTTGCTGTTGTCAAGAACTTT